GATATTAATTCGGTTTTTCAGAGTAATAACGTAATAGCATGGATACCAATAAATTATAACGTTCTACAGGCGTGGATTCGAGCATCAACAAAAATTTACTAGTGATAGCAACATAACAGTCTAGATCAACTTGAATATCATTTAAGAATTGTGCTAGATGTTCCTCAAAATGTTTCAAATGATAGAAACCTGTGTTGTATGCAGGTATACTACCCATAGGGTCCGTTGTGTTAATTACGCTATAGAGTACAGTGTACTCATCGCTTAGTTCTTTCGAAAACCATGGTTGGGATTGGTTTTGGTCGACGTTCTTTTTTGTTGTGCTTGCGCTTAGGTCTGTTAGTTTGGTTGAGTTGTAATGCTGCAATTTGCTGTTGCAACTTTGCGATGGTTTGCTTGTCTTTGTTGTCAGAAATGGGTTTAATTGCTGCTCTTTCCCGCTTGGTGGTAGTGGGCACAACGACAGCTCTCTCAGTTTTTGGCTTCTTTTTGGAGATAAGCTCATTAACGAAATTGAGAGCATGTGGCAGTGCCGTTGCAAGAAAGGGCAGAAAAGCACCCATCGAATTATACTTTGATGGCATACCATCTGGCATTTCGTAGAATGTATCCATTAAAGCCTGCATTTCTGCCAATGATGGTTTCGGTGACATACGTGCGGTACCATTCCAAGGGCCGTTCCATACCGGTTGCGCTTCAATACCATAATAGTTTTTGATTGCAATTGGTGAAACGGATGCAATGTTACTGGCATTTGGTGTTATTGGATTGGGGCTAATGCCTTGCATTCTGATAATTTGCCAGGTCATGTCTGAAGACCATAAAGTATCGCGCATAACCGTTCCTGTGGTTTCGCCGTCTGAAATTGGATCAGTAAGTTGTGTAAGGTGGTTTGATCCATCCTGACCAATAGTAAAAGCCCAGCACTCGTACAACCCTTTGGATGTCGAGTTGGTGTTGGACCCGGACATCCATTTGGGTGATAATGTATTGACACGGCTGACTACAAATGCTCCATTGATAAATTTATCCTGGTAAGATCGCATAGAATTTTGAGCGATCTGTGACGGTGTTGGTACGAGTGATATGGAATCACTCTCGTATCCGACTTTACCAAAATTGATAATCTGGAGATAATTGTTGGGATCTAGTTTCAAACCACGTGATCTAATCTTGCGTGTCTTAAACCAGTTCTCAATTATAGCATGGTGGAAATCGCTATGAGTTTCGTCAGCGGTGAATAAATCATCATTTTTTCGCAAATACAAATGGTCTAGTGCCAAGGTAAATAATTTGGGTTGTTCATAAGAAAACGTGGAGAACGAACCAGAAAACAAAATGTTGGGATTAAATTGTTGAGCCGAAATTATACCTTGGTTGTTGAAAGCTGTTACATTTGGGTACAAAGTGATGGATTTATAACAGGGTCGATACAAGTTGACTGTACTAGACCAATTCTGAAAGTCAAAATTGTCCTGTACACCAACATTACCAACGTCTTGGGTATAAACAACAGGTGAACCTGTACCACTATTGACTTGATAACAGCAACCAAACCACTTGATGCGAGCGCCAGTAGGTACGATTATAGAATAATCGGTATGTTTATCCCACGTATTTGTCGTATACTTGCCTGATGAATAATCAAAGGTCACAGGTGCTTTTAATACGTCGATGTTGCGCATATTGTAAACAACCTGTGTTCTAGCATCTTGTGTTGGTAATCCCTGAAATTCTGGGACAGTTGTAGGGGGATGCGTAACCTTACATACAAAAGCCTGTGATGGTGTTAAGGCTTTTCCATGTGTTTGCTCAGGCATAGATGTGGCATCTGACATGGGGTCAAAGTTCATGCTATTGTCTACTAATTCTGAAGCTGTATTCATTTTGTTGTTGTTGTTGTAATAGAATAATCGGAGTGATAATATGATGTGATATGTTATTTAATTAGAAAAAGGAGGACTCACTTACTCTGATAATTATCAGAGTAGGTGAGTCTGTTTTCAACCTGAATAAATTCAGCATCCTTGTAATCGGTATTGCTCAATTGTATCAGGTATTGATATAATAAACCCACCTGTTCCTCATTAATTGCAACTCCTTTATCTCGGTAATGAATGCATGCACAATCAATGCCAATCTTGTATTTGTCAGCAGTGTTAACCATACTTAGCACTTCTTTCAGGTTGACACGCGACTCTTCCCAAGATTCTTCGTTCTCGTAGACTTTACTGACCGCTTTGACTGATCTCCGTACTACGTCGGGGAAGAAACCATAGGGTGTCACAAAGTTAGCAATGAATTCGGACACTTTTTCATAGCTGATCTTCAACTTATACCCATGTTCCACATATATCGCGGTTTTTCTTCCCTGCACAACGGTCAGTTTTTTAGCACGTATGTGTGAGTCATCCCCTTTAAACGCAGCATAAAGCATTTCTTGGAATCGGTATGCATAACCTAGCACTGCCATGTTCAGTATGGTATTTCCAGTGATAGTTAACGGTTGTCCTGAATGTTGCATGTAAAGACCGTGCAACATGGAAATACCTTCACTGCATTGGTACAAGTTACACCATTCAGTGCGCATTTTCGCATAAAAATCAATGATCTTATGGTTAACACCCAACAGACCAAATAATTCCAATTCCAACTCCAGCATGCTTTTTGTGTGTGAAGTGTCCATTTCACTGAAATCACAGTTCACGTTTGTATATTTTTCGCTTGTGTACTGGTCTTTGTACTCTGCGAAAAATGTCGATAACTCAGCATCACTCTTATTGAAGGCCAGTAAGACATTTGATTTAGCACATTTGAACAGACATTCAGTTAAGTAACGTGAGTAAGCACAAAAAAACAAGTTCAACACTTTACTCCAGGCACTAACACCTTGGCCTGCTTTACCAGTTGTTTCTTTTAAACCGGTTGGGTCGTGTTTATCTTGTTTTTTCATGGTAAAGGTTATCATACGTTCCCTTAGACTCATTAACTCAACATCAAACATGTCAACTACGTTCTTGCGATTCACTATAGAGCCAATTTTCGTAGCCAATGTTTCAAGTTGGGACATTGGCATTAGCTCCAGATCTTCATCGTTTTCGTCTAAAACGTAGTAATCCACCATGGCATTCTCTTCATACACCAGATCACCTATAGCAGTGCGTTTACTCACAGTACCGGGTAAGTTTAAAACACGTCCGATATCAGTCGTGGCTGGTTTAATCTTCTTTTGCAGTTCAATGATGTAGTTCACGAAGTGTTTAGTTAAATTATCATTGTCCAGTTTTAGAGTTTTAAACTTTGCCATATCAATAAACTTAGCCAAACCACTTTGTAATTTCTCATAGTGGTCTGGTGCTCTGCTGGCGCGTGTAGTAGCGTACCGTGCGATCTGTGTGTTTAATGTGCCGAAGCTGTCCTTACTGTAATACGGTAAAACAAAACGCTGATCTGAAAGCTTACCGCCCGAAATACTCACATCTGTCGGGTGTAGTATGCCGTCGGAGATCTTCATTTTGGTACCGTCAATTTGTTTAAGTTTCAAAGGTTCAATGCGAATGTCCGCACAATGTGTGAAGTTCTTCTTAACGTTTAAGTTCATGAGAACATCAATAACGGATTCTTTGTTGGTGATAATGTTGGTGCTGTAACCTCTCCAAGTCCTCTTTACATCCTCAACAATGATCTGTGGTTCTGTAACTAAAGGTATGCAAGCTTGCTCTATGATCTCATCAATTGGAGCACCTTGAACGGTCAAAAGCACTTGTAACTGAGGTGAGCTTTTACCATAAACCAACAATTCGTCCTTGTGCCGTGAAGCACCCACATAAACCTGACGTATCGCAACTGTTTTGTCGATCGTTTGGACTTTACAGTAATCATCCAAGTATAATAACACTTTGCTAAATGTCATACCTTGTGATTCATTGACCGTCATACTTTTGTAACCTAAACTAGCCAGGTAACTTTTGCCGTCTTGAGTGAAGGCTAAAGCTACATCGACCGCATGATTGCTCAAATCTTTAATTGCTTTATAGGAGTTGACCACCTTTGATGACGTGCATGCATTTGGGATGTAAGTTTGTAACATACGCGTCACATCTTGCGGCAATCTGTGTGTCTCCGTCACATAATTGGTGAGTTCAAACTGTAATTTAGTGTGGTCCTTACAGTATGGTCCAATTTGCTTAGAGTCTCCCATAAGATGAATATGTTTGATACGACCATTAAGATGCATGGCGTAGTAATATGCAATGGCAGAAGGTTGCATTGCGAAACATTCATCAATATAAAGATGTCTTACTTTAACATTAGGGTTACGATGTAGGTATTGAATCAGTACGATATAAGTGTAGATTCCCTGCTTCGTCAGTGATCCTTCCGGCATTAAATTATCTGATTGTGCCCTAATGGGACTAACAATCATATCCGTACCAACTTTGTAAACATTCACGACACGCTGCGTTTTGCGTGATCCACCGATTCCGTTTAAACATGATAATGTAAAGTCCTCGGGCTTTGAATACTTACGTAATTGGTTCTTTTTGATGAAGTCATTAAAAGACTCTTCATCAACGGTAATTTTAATGCTGGTGTTAAAATGTTTTTCAATCATACGTTCCTGGGCGGTTATATCATCCTTTGCTTGCTCAATGATATCTGATCTGGCAATGACGTGTTCACAGTTGTTAATTTTGTCCACATCAACATCTTTGACGCTGTTGCTTGGTTTCAAATTCTTAAGGTAACCACTGAGGTAATAATACAGTTCACCTGATTGTATCAATGAGTGATCCATTTTGTACACTCGCTTGAATTTGAAATTGTCAAATGGGAATTCCAGACCCCCAACCTTGTATGGATCACTTTTTATGAACAAGTGATTGGTTGGTGCTAATTTATTAAGCAGTTCCGTCAACAAATGAAACTCATGCAAAAATAAATCCACTACTATGATGTCATCATCTTTGATGTCCACTTCGTCCAGATGGTCATAGTTACGATGTTCGTTATTGAATTTTTGCAATGTACTTGCTGGGCATTTGAGTTTATTGTTAATGGTGTAAGGAAAGTACCGCTGCCCCTGTCCTAATTGCACAAATATGGTACCGAGATGTCCGGGGGCTGCAGTGAGATCTACAACCCGAGTGTCGGCGCCACCAATAGTGTTTATGATGTCATACAATTCACGCATCTTTAACACCATATGGTTGCCAGTTTTCTCTCTCAATAAATATATGGTATCCATAGTCTGTAAATTAGTGTGGAGGAGCCGGTTTGTGGTGGACACGATGGTCTTGTATCCACCTACATATTTGGTATAATACCAATGTTGGGCTCCATCATGACAGATCTTCAAGTTGATATCACCATCCTTAACACGAAACGTAGAAACGCTATTCTGTTTACGATTAATGACTACACAGTTTTCTTTATTGATGTAAGCAATAAGGAATACTTCTTCCAGACTCAACCATGTTGATTCTTCAGTGAGTAGCCGGATGTTTTTCTCGTCGCTTCGGAATGAAATATCTGCTGTGGCACTTTCATTTCCAAGATTACGATGGTGATAAGACAACTTCAAAAACTCATCAAGCTCAGATCTAGAGGGGTTAAACCTGAGTGCAGTTTTATCAATTGCGTGCATAGAGTTCTGCAAAGCCTGATATGCACATTGCCCCGGGCCGAATTTATCATTCGGTTCGTGCTCAACGGCTGGCACTTTCACGACGTGTTTGTCAAAGATTGTGTCTTCAGATGGTGTAAACGGGTTGGCTGCAACAACTGCTTCTTTAAAAGCTGGTTCCACACTAAAACCATTTACATTGTTCACATTCCATTCAGCGTTAATCGCATCAAACTTTTTGGCACAGTACGGGATGTTCTCGTACATATAGTGCTGCAAGTTAACTACCCTAACCTTCATTAAATTGCACACAATCTTTTCAATAGTATCCATGTCATCAACGTTTTGGTAAGTGCTAAACCATGTGTCAAGAAATTCTGACTGTGACTCTTTGATCAATGTCTTAAACTTGATCCAAGCTTGACTGATTATTCCGCGCTTTTGGTCAGCGTTAATCAGTTCGAAAGCAGTCTTAATGGTCTGGGTAACATCACAACGTCTAAGCGCGACGTAAATGAATAAGTTCAGCACGAGTTCATTAAATGACTCATTCTTATTCGTGATACCCTGATATACTAGCTCATTATCAGCGCCGTATACCAAGCTCTTACTGAATGCTATACAATGGGTATTGAATGCTGGGTAAGCAAAGACCTCTTTTGTAAGCTTTAGTCCGTATGTGATTGCATTATGGACGAAATCAGTTTCGCACACAATGTAACTTGCATTATAATTACCAATAACACCTTTTATGGTTTTAATGATGTTGGGTACCACGGTGTACTGTTTATGGTATATTTTCGCAAAGTCAAACACACGGAACAACCTCTCGTTGTTACATGGATGCTCGATCCTGGTATATCTGATGATGAAAAAATCAGATATATTATCAACGATCTCAGACACAATGTCGAAATCTTTACATTTGATACGATTTACGGTCAAATAGGATCTCCAAACATTGTAATCATGACAATAACCGTTACTCCCGTCGTTGAAGTAAAATTTGACATGATTGGACGCAAGTTTGATGTTATAAACAGGCGTTGGGATGTTGATCTTCTTATTGTTAAGTATCGATGGCAAAAACATGGCAACGTCATACACCACAGTTTGGTGCGCGTTGAAAATATCAGCAAGTTTGTTCAAGCTAATATCATAATTTGCATTGACGCTATAGCAATAAGGTGCTTTGTAGGTGCAGTTCTCGGCACCTGAGTGGCAAACAGACAGCTGTTTGTTACCACGAGCGGTTTGAAACAGTTTGTCATTTGACTGACGAACTGCACTATGGAGATAACGTGACATTTCACGATCTGACGCTATACGGGCACAAATGTGTGTGCCAACCGCAGGTGTATAGTCGTACCCTCCTCCTACATCAATTGCACGTCCATACTTACCAGCAAATTGGACGAATTTTTTGGTAGCGTAATCCGTCATAAATGCAGCAAGTGCGTGCGTTCGATGTGCCAAATATTTAGTGTTTTTGTTAGTCAACACAAGCTCTCTTGGCGCTAAAGCTTCCTTCAACCAACTGTACTCTGCTAACGACAGTGTAAACGGGCACTGCACGGTCGTATTTGCAATGCTGTTCGCACTAATAATAGCGTTAGAGACGTAACCACGATCCATCGCAGCCAACTCTCCAGCACGGTTGCTGGAATAATATGGATTGATAGACATTAAATAATTGAAATTAAATATTGGATATTGGATATTAGGTATTAAATATTGGAAAAAATAATATTTC